TCAAACGATATAGTAATGATAAAAGAAAATGGAGAAATAAAATATTGGGGAATTATTCAAGAGATACAAAACGAAAATGGATCTAAACTATATCAATATATTATTAAATATATTACTAATGTGTTTAATCAGAACGTCATTTTGAATCAGAATATATTAACTACAAATGAAATAGAAGAAGGATATTACAGAATACATAGTAAACTAAATTATAATTTCGTATTTGATGTATTAAATGGTTCATTAGAAGCAGGAGCAAATTTACAAGTATATGAAAACAATAACACAAATGCACAAAAATTTAAAATAACTAAAAGAGCAGATGGAACATATAAAATAATTAATGTTGGTTCTGGAATGGTAGCAGATGTACAAGGAGCCGTATTTGAAAATGGTACTAATGTACAGATGTGGGGCGATACAGATAATGTAGCTCAAAAATGGACATTCACAAAAAGAGATAATAATTCTTATTCAATATATTTGGCTAATACTAATTACGTTATTGATTTACAAAATAGTAACACTTCTAATGGTGGGAATATACAAATATGGGAATATGTAGAAAACGGACAGCAACAATTATGGATATTAGAAAAAATTGATGAAGAACTTATAAGATATGAAGGAATAGAGGATTATATAGCAGAACAAATTAATAAGAATTTTGTTAATAATGAAGATATATTAATGAATCGAGATTACTTAGAAATTAGAGTAAAAACACATACTAAATTAGATGTGTCTGTTTCTACAATAGTAGATGTTCAAAACGATATATACAATTTGCATACATTCATGACAAACTGTACTCAAAATTACAATATTACATATAACGTCTTTTTAGAAAATAAAAAGCTAGTAATTGAAATAGAAAATAAAGAAATAAAAAAAGAGTTAATAGATGTAAACGCTCAACCAATTTCTAATTATACAGAAGTTTTTGAAATAGACGTAGTTTCTAAAGTAGTAGTAATAGCAAAAGACGGTAGCAGATATACATTATATCTAAAAACAGATAGAACAACGACAGAAGATATGTTAGATGAAAATAGAGCCAAAGGCAAAACAGAAGTAGTATATGCAGAAAATGTAGAAGATGCAAAGCAAAAAGCTTTAGATACATTTAAAGGAAATGCATATAATCATAATGTCACATTCGATTATTACGATAGAGAAATTAAGGTCGGAACACCGATAACGATTAAGACAAAAGAATCTTTGATTTATGATACATATATTTCTGCAGTTACTAAACAAAAAGGAAGTAAGTTTTATAAATATACTTGTGGAAATATAAGAATAGGCTTTATAGACAAACTTAAAAAGGAAAGGAAAAATAAGTAATGTTAAAAGGACACGTTTTTAGTGAGCAGATATTTGGCAATCAAATATTTGCTCTTTTTATTAATACTTTCTTACACGGAAGAAATGGAGTTAGTAATAATTATAAAGAAGGAATGGCAATAACAACAACTGGAAGCAATATACATATCGCCTCTGGGGCTATCTGTATACAAGGAAGATTTCTAGAAGAAGATTCTGGTAGGGATATTGTTGCTGATACAGATAGTCAATATTGTTCTTTAGTGTTGGAAATAAATCTTGATGCAGTTAATACGTCATCTTCATTCTTACAAGCTGATTACAAAATAATAAAAAATGCTAGCAATTACCCAGTCTTGACACAAAATAACATTGTTAAAAACAATGCTGGAACATATCAGTACGAATTAGCTAGATTTAGAACTTCTGCAAGTGGTATTACAGATTTTCAAGATAGAAGAACTTTTTTAGATTTTGATACAATATGGGATTTTATCGAACAAGAATGGAATGTTAAGTTATCAGAATTAGAAGAATTATTATCTAAAGTAGAAGATGGTAGTGCTTATTTCTTAAATTCTAGATTAAAAATATTTCATAATCAAGCCGATGATTCTCAAGGAAAAGAAGGAGATATCGGTTTAGTTTATTTTGATTAGGAGAAAAAATGAATATTATAGAGCAAACAAAAATAGTAAATTCTATAGAAAAAGCAGAAGCAAGAATAATAAACAAAATAACTGGTTATGTAACACAACATAATGAAGCTTATGAATACTATATCGAGTGGGAAGAATTTAATGTAAATCAACAGGATAATACTTCTTCTGTAAGAGCTACATCATACATAAGATGTAATAATCATACATCTTATGCTAATAACAAGACACAAAAGCTTTGGATTGCAGGAAGAGAATTTAGTAATACATTAAATATAAGCTTAACCCCTGGGGCAGTTGTACAGCTTGTAAGTGCTACCGTAGATAATATTGCTCATAATTGGGATGGTAGTTTAAGTATAGAAATTGCAGCTTCTGGAGATTTGCCAAGTGGTTCAGGGTATGGACCGCTTTGGGGAGAAGCAAAAGCAAATGTATGGTTAACACAAATAGCAAGACAAGCTAACTTCTTATCTATAGATATTCAAAATGCGAATCTGGAACATTTTGATGTTTATTATAATTTAGATAAAACAGTAGATGCAATACAATATAAAGTAAATAATGGAGCTTGGCAAAATATTAATCCTTATTGGGGAAACTGGAATAAAGAAGCAACGTTTGCAGTGCAAGGGCTAACTCCTAACACAAATTATTCAATACAATTAAAGGCCACAGTTAATGGAATAGATAGTTATTCTTCTGTATACAACGTAAGAACATTAGATATCGCTAGATTTACCAATCTAAGCGATTTCTTTTTTGGGGATGTTGTTAATATAACAAAGACAAATGAATCAAACTGGTGGAATTATCTTACTATTAAAGTTGGAGAAAATGTAATTGTAGAACGTAGAGCTTTAGAATCAAACAATTTAGTATTTACTTTTACACAAGATGATTTAGACAAGTTGTACAAAGCTTTAACTAGTTTTAATAAAACAACTGTAGAATTTATATTAATAACAAATAATGAGCATCAAGATTGGTCAATCTCAAAAAAAGTACAATGTACATTTAACGGTAACCAAATGACAGCACATTATTATACTCAAGACAAAACAAGTAAAAGAGCAAAAGTAATATATTACATAGCAGATGCAACACCAAAAAAAGCAGTTTTTGTAATTAAAAAAGATGGAAAATGGAGGAAGTGTATTTAATGGAAGAAAGAGATATTTTTTTCGAATCAATAAATATAGAGCCTTCTAAAATTTATACAAACTCTAAATTTAAGTTGAAAATAAAAGTTATAGGAACTTCTAGAATATTAACAGAAGATAATAATGTTTTAAATACAGAAAATAATGAAAAATTAGTTTTAGAATAAAGGAGAAAAATATGGCAGATAAAAAAATAACTGAATTAACTGAAGCTACTCAATTACAAGATAATGACATTTTTCCAATTGTTCAAAATTCCGAAACTAAAAGAATTAGCGTTGCAAATGCAAGAACAAAATTTAAAGGAGACAAAGGCGAAAATGGACAAGATGGACAACAAGGTCCAGCTGGTCCAGCAGGAACAAGTATAAATTGTGTAAAAGTAACAGACGAACAAACCGCAATATCTCAAAGTGCAGCAAATCCTAATAATATTTATTATTGGTAGGTGTTAAAAATGGGGACAGCAATAAATGGAACAAAAGTAAATAATTTTTATATAAACGGAAGTAAAGTTAATGGATTTGCAAAAAATGGAGAAATTGTATTTAAACGAGAAGGAGATGCAGTAGCTCCTGTTTACAATTCGCTTGGAATTGTTAGAAACAATAATGCTGGAGAAACTAGAGATACACATTATGCAAAAATTGGAGATAGCGTTCGAGTCCTTATATACTTTGCAGAACAATTAGCAGTTGAGCCTAAAGTAAAAATTGCAAACAAAGAATTTGTTGCTACATATAGGCCTTTAAGTTCCACTAACGGCTTATCTGCATATTATGCAGATTGTGATTTAACAGAAGATTTGCATTTAGCTGTAGGCGAAATTCAAATTGAAGTTTATGGATATGCTGACTCATCAGGAAATGTTGGTGTTAAACTAACAAATGCAGATATAAATAATTCAGCTCACGAATATGTAATATTTGACGATATACCTCCAGAAATAACAATAAAAGACGGAGAGAACGAAACTGTCGGAGATGCTACAAACGGCTACAGTAAGATAAGTTTTAAGATTTATGACAATGTTGCTTTGGCTGGATATACAGTAAATGGAGTAAATGGCGGAACTGTTTCACAAAGTCAATGGGGAGATATTAATAATATTACAAAAGAATTTAAAGGCTGTAAAGAAGGTAACAATATTTTAATTTTAAAAGATATGAGTGGAAATGAAGCAAGTATTGAATTTAAATTAATTTAAAGGAGATTAACAATGTTAATTATAGATGAAACTATTTATTTAGAGCGAAGAACAACAGGAATAATAGAGTTAATAATAGATGATTATATACTACAGATTGGAGATACAATAATATTTGCAGTAAAGAAAAATGCTTGTGAAAAAAATGAATTAATAAGAAAAGAAGTACACATAGATAAGCAAGCAAACAATGTAGAAATTAAAATAAATCCAGAAGACACGGAACAACTAGACTACGGCTGTTATTTTTATGGAATAACAATAAAATTAAAAAACGGAGATATATTTCCGATCATAAAAACAAATAAATTTAGTGTGGAAAGGGTGATACCAAATGTGTAATGAAAGATGCTCTTTACATGCGACAATTAAATCCAAAGTGAACATAACAGGTAAATTAGGTTATGGAATAGAAAATATCGGTAGCACTACCAATTATAATAATTTAGAGAATAAGCCTAAAATAAACAATATTGAGTTAAAAGATAATAAAACTAGTAAAGATTTAAATTTACAAGACAAAATGAAAGAATTTACAAATATAGAATTAGAATCAATTTTTGGAGATTTATAGGAGGAATAAATATGGCTGAAGAAAAAAAATTCGTAGGGGAGAATGCTCTAACATATTTAAAAACATTATTGAAGAATAAATTCGCAAAGAAAGTAGACAAAGAATTTAAAACAGGAAGTCAATCTGATTATAAAGTACTTTCTGACAACAATTTAACAGACGAACTAAAACAGAAAATATTAGATGCAGGAGATAGCTCTTTTAGCGGACAATTTTCAGATTTATCTGGAAAACCTACTACTATTGCTGGATACGGTATAACAGATGCAAAAATAGAAGGAAAGACAGTAACATTAGGTTCTGAATCAGTAACAGTTCCAACTAACAATAATCAGTTAGAAAATGGAGCAGGATATCAAACATCTAGCGAAGTGCAAAGTGCTATAAATACAGCAACTAATGATATGGCAACTAAAACTTATGTAACACAACAATTAGCAAATATAAATAAAAAACAAATAGTAACAAGTATAGAAGAAATGACAGATGCAAATATAATTTATTTAATGTCAAGCAGTGAAGAAGAAGAAAATAATATTTATGATGAATATCTTGTAATAAATGGAAAACCAGAAAAAGTTGGAACTACAGCAGTAGATTTAACGAATTATTTGCAAACAGATGATTTAGTTGAAATACAAAATCAGAAAATAGATGAAATATTTGCTGACCTATAAGGCAGGTGTTAAATATGGCAGATAAAAAAGAATATTTAGGAGAAAATGGAATAAAACGAATTGGACAAAAAGTATTTGAAAAAGCGATTAAATCTACAGAAATACGAGAAATAAAAATAGTTACAGAATATCCAGAACAAGAAGAGCCAAATGTATTATATATGAAGGTGATGTAATGATAATAAAAGATATGCAAATAAACAACAATAGAATAAAAGAAGCAAAACTAAACGGAAATATTGTGTATCAGTTAGATATAAAAGCTCCTAAATTATCATATATTCACATTGAAAGTAGTTCAAACTCGGAAGATGCATATCCAAACGATATAATAAAAATAACAATGACAGCTAATGAAGAATTGTCCATATTACCCAAAGTTTCTATTAATGGGAAACAAGCGCAAGTAAATAAAGATGAAACAGCACAAAATTACACATATATTGCAACTACTTTAGTAACCGAAGATATGAAAACAGGTCAAGTATCTTTTACAATATCTAATTATGCTGATGCTGTAGGTAATGTTGGCTTAACAAAAAATACGACAACAGACAATAGCAAAGTTTATATTAAGAAACAGCTTAAACCTAGTTTTGTATCTATTGCCTGTACTTCTGGAAATAATATTGCAGATGTAGGAGATCAAATATGGGTATATGTTACTTTACCACACGGACTAACAGCATTGCCAAAAATTAAAATAAATGGATATGATGTACAAGTAATCAAGAATCAGGAGAATAACGAGACTATTACTTATGTTGGAATATTAGTAGTAACTAGAGATATGCAAGATGGTAAAGTGAATTTTGAAATATATGGATATATAGATGCAGAAGGAAATGTTGGAGAAATAGTAACACAACCAACAAACGGGACTTCTGTATCAATAAAGAAATCTATTCCTAAACGTAACATTGAAAAAGGAGATAATCTATTTAACAAAATCATATATGTAGATATCCCAAACGATATATCAATTGAAAAAGAAGAGTATGGAGATATGTTAAATTGTAAAGCTTTTGCAATAAATGTACAGTTTGATTTGGAAGATAATTTTGTTAATTGCAATGGAAAATTAGCAACATTCGGAAAAACACAAAATGACGATTTTATTAGTTTTATAACTTTCTTTAGTAAAAATAAAACACAAATAAATCAAAATTGGAAACAAATATATATTAAACCAGATGAAAATGCAAATGAAAGTGATTTTATAGTAACATATGTCGATAAAACAAGTATAATTTATCCGTATTTATTTGTAGAGGAATAGAAATATGAAAATATTTAGAATTATAAAAAGAACATTAATAAGCTTAATGCTGTTAATGTTCTTTAATTTATTTATATAGGAGAAAGATATGAATAGTAAAAATATAAAAATAATTATAACTTTAGCAATTATAGTTTTTATATTATTGCTTGGAAATTTGTTTGTTAGTGTAAGGCAAGAAATTGATTACAATAGAAGAAAAGAAAGTGGAAACGATAGGTGGTTACAAGTTGAAAACCGAATTTTACAAATAGAAGAAAAAGTTAACGAGGTGCAAAAAGATGGAAGAAATTCTTAATATAGTTGGAAATTATACTGTTTCAGCAATTATCGTAGGGTTGTTCATATGGGATTGGATTTCTAACAAGAAGAAAATTGCAGATACAATAGAACAAAATGCACAATGCTTAGAAGAAATAAAGAAAACAAATGAAAATACGTCTGTTTCTTTAGATTTATTGAAACAACAGATGGAAAAAACAGATAACAAAATAGATAAATTATTAGAAGAAAGGAAGTGAAAAAAGTATGGAAATAACAGTAGCATTAATAATAACAGCATTAACATTAGTGGCAGGTCAAATAACTAAATTAACAAGTATAGATAATAAGTGGATACCTTTGCAAAACATAATAATTGCAATAGTAGCAAGTATTGTATGTATTTGTTTCCACGTACAAGACATGAGCGTGTTAGAAACAATAGTTACTTGTATTTTTGGAACTATGTCTGCTGGAGGTATAGCAGATTTAAAGAAAATTGGACAAAAGGAGGAATAGCATATGAATTTGGCAGATTTTGGAAGCTGGGGACTAGCACAAGGAAGCGTAGCTAATCCAGAACCAAACAATAAGTATAAAGGGCAATGTGTTTCTTTAATACAGCAATACTTATATAAAGTATTTGGAAAAACATTTAAAGCATATGGAAACGCAAAAGACTGGGCTACAAATTATCCAAAAGATTATTTTACTAAATTAGCTAATAATACAAAACCTCAGCCAGGAGATGTATTAGTATATGGTTCAAATTACGGTGGAGGATATGGACATATAGGCTTAATAGACGTAAATGGAAAATGGTATGATCAAAACGGTGTAAAAAAATTAGCTGTTGGTTATAGAGATACACCTTTTTCTGGATATGTTTGTATATTAAGACCTAAAAATCAATCAGCATTGGGGTTAAATAGTGGAGATTATAAAGTAGGAACTACATATACATTAACAACTAATGTCAAAGTTCGTGATGGTGCTGGAACAAATGCAAGACGTAAGCTAAGAAGTGAACTAACAGCAGACGGACAAAAGAATGCATTAAATCAAGAAAATGCAACTTTAAAAGAAGGAACTAGAGTAACAGTTCAAGAAGTTAAGAATTTAAATGGAGATATTTGGGTTAGAATACCTAGCGGCTGGATTGCAGCAAAATATCAAGGTTCTACATATCTTAAATAATTTAATATAAAGAAATAGAGAAGAGGCAGTAGATTAATTTCTATTGCCTCTTTTTTTGCGTTTCTTCTATATAGTTATTTACAAATTCTTTAAGAACACGTGAAGGCAAAGTATTATTTAATTCACAACATTTTCTAAATTCTTCTCTAATTTCTGGTTTTATATCAATACCTAATTTTACTAAATTTTTTTTCATATATTTTTTTTGATATGTTATATAAGTAAAATTTGCAAGATATAATTTTAATGCAACGTTTAATGCAACGCCAAAGAAAAGTTGTAAAAAATGAAGTGAAATTGTAAGAAGTGTAAAAGTTTTAAAAGCTGGGAAAGTGCCTAAAATAGCATGCTATAAAAATTTATAAAAAAAGAAGAGAAATTATAAAAAAGTAAAAAACCACCATCGGTACCAATTTATACTCCCACGAAATTGGGAGTATATTTTTTTTACTAAAAAAATGTAAAATTTTGTAAAAAATATTTGCGAAAATTTGTTTTGTATGATATAAAAAGAAGAAGAGAGGAGAATTTTTATTATGGATAGTATAATGGAACAGAATAACCAAGTTTTTGGAAACTATTATAATAAAATAAATGATTTAATATTAAAGACAAAACAAAATGTTGCAAAAAATATTAATTATGAAATGGTTGAATTATATTTTGAAATAGGTTCTACCATAAATGAATTAATTGAAAATTATAATTTGGAAGCATCTCAAAATAAAATTTTAAAATTATTTTCAGAAAAACTAACACAAGAATTTGGTCAAGGATTTAGCGTTTCAAATTTAAAGAAAATGAAAAAGTTTTATTTAACTTATGAAGATGGTTCCACACTGTGGAACCAGTTAAGTTGGAGTCATAATCGCTTAATAATGAATATTGATAATGAAGCTAAAAGAACTTTCTATTTAGAAGAAACGATAAAATCAAATTGGAGTGTTAGGCAATTAGAAAGACAAATAAATAGTTTTTATTATGAAAGACTTTTGTCGACAAGTAAAGAACATAAAGAAGAAGTGAAAAATGAAATAAATCTTTTAGAAAAAAAGGAAAAAGTTCAAGATTTTATTAAAGATCCTTATGTTTTAGAATTTTTAGACATAAAAGATAGAAGATTTTTAGAAAAAGATTTGGAGTCTAATTTACTAGAACATATATCAGAATTTTTATTAGAATTAGGCAGGGGATTTTCTTTTGTAGCAAGACAAAAGAGGATTGATGTTGATGGGGATAATTTTTATATTGACTTGGTCTTTTATAATTTTGTGCTAAAATGTTTTGTTTTAATTGATTTAAAATTAGATAAATTAACACATCAAGATATTGGACAAATGGATTTTTATGTTAGATATTATGATAATGAAATAAAAGCAGAAGATGATAATCCAACAATAGGAATTATATTATGTTCGGATAAAAAAGATACGATAGTAAAATATTCTGTTCTTAATGATAATAAGAATTTATTTGCTTCAAAGTATCAATTATATTTACCAACTGAAGAAGAATTGGCAAGAGAAATACAAAAACAGAAAGAAGAATTTGAAGATAAAGAATAG